CCCCTTAAACTTTGTCTATTGATGTAGTGCCATGTATTCAGGTTTCCGTGCGTATGACCGCCCTTTGGCAACTCGCACGGTTGCCAAGGTTAACGATCCAAACACTGCGTGGCACGCGCAAGAAGCACACTGGATTTTGCTTGAAGATTTGCTAGGCGGTACTTTTACGATGCGAAAAAAGCATCGCCGCTATCTTCCACAAGAGCCGAGAGAAATTGATGAATCGTATGATAATCGTTTAGCTAGAAGCGTTTGTCCGCCATATTACGTTCGGCTAGAACGGATGCTGGCTGGCATGTTGACGCGCAAGCCGGTCAGGTTAAACGATGTCTCTGATCTGGTCCGCGAGCAACTATTCGATGTAGACCTGCTCGGTAACGACCTTAACGTCTGGACCTATGAAACCGCACGCAAGATGGTGCGTTACGGGCATGTTGGCGTGCTTGTGGATGCACCTGCTGCTGGTGAAAACGGAAGACCGTATTGGTGCAGTTATACGCCGCGTGACATCTTAGGCTGGCGCACTGAATTAAAAGATGGCGCACAGCAACTGAGCCAGCTTCGCCTGATGGAACGAGTGATCGTTGCTGATGGGTTGTATGGCGAAAAGGAAGTCGAACAGGTGCGTGTGCTAACCCCTGGCGGGTTTGAGATCCACCGCCGCGATGAAAAGACCAGCGGCTTTGAAATCTTCGACAGCGGCACCACAACGCTAGACACCATCCCATTCAGCGTTGCCTACGCTAACCGTATCAACTTTATGGAATCACGTCCGCCGATGGAAGACATCGCGGAGCTAAACCTTAAGGCGTATCAAATCCAATCTGATCTAGACAATCAACTACACATCAGCGCAGTGCCGATGCTGGCATTCTTTGGCTTCCCATCTGCTGCCGAGGAAGTAAGCGCCGGTCCCGGTGAAGCAATCGCCTTTCCATCAGAAGGACGGGCAGAATACATCGAACCAAGCGGCAACAGCTTTGAAGCGCAGTTCAAGCGCCTAGAACAGATCGCGTATCAAATCAACGAACTAGGTTTGTCCGCTGTGCTCGGTCAGAAGCTATCGGCTGAAACCGCCGAAGCCAAGCGCATCGACCGCAGCCAAGGCGACAGCACCATGATGGTCATCGCGCAGAACATGCAAGACCTGATCGATAACTGCCTGACCTATCACGCGCAATACCTAAACATCCCTGAAGCCGGTAGCAGTTATATCAACCGCGACTTCTTGGGCTCGCGCCTTGAACCGCAGGAGATCCAATCTCTGCTGCAGCTTTATACCGCTGGCACCATCACGCAGAAAACCCTCCTCGATCAGCTCAGCGAAGGTGAAATCCTTGGCGATGACTTTGATGTAGAAGAGGAACTAGAAGCTACGCAAAATGGCGGCCTGATCGAGATGGCGCAGCCTGAGCCACGGCAAATGCAACAAATGCCTGAGGAATCGCCAGACGACGAAGACGAAGAACAAATCCCGGCATGATGTAACCATGCTGATGTGGCTGATGATGGGCGCTTTCAAGAAACCACGTAAGCAGCAACTGTCTTGCGTACAGGGCAAATTGCCGCCTGATCTATTCGCCATCGTCAGGGTGTCATGGTTCAAGCAGGGCAGAATCTATGCCGTAGAAGAAATGAACATTGAAGATGCAGGAGAAGAAACAGGCGAGGCATTGGTAGGTTTATTCAAAGAAGCTCTGAAACAAGGGGCTGACGTTTACTCAATTACAGCTTGTCATCCTGCTGATATAGGGATAGATCCGTGAGCACACCTGCCAGCTTGTACCGTAACGCGATCGATCTAAACCGCTACAGCAATAGCGTTGCAAAACAGCTCGTCGTTTCGTATAACGACATCATCATTGATGCAGTCAATCAGCTACGCACCATTGATGACTTAGCAGCGCCGGTCAAAGCTGCCAGGCTGCGTGCAATCTTGGCGCAGCTCAAGGATTCGCTTGGCACCTGGTCTGATGCCAGCGTCGCCACGATCAGTAGCGAACTGCAAGGCTTAGCCCTGCTGCAGTCTGAGTTTGTTACAGATCAACTACGACGTGCTTTGCCTGCCGGTGCTCGCAACGCAGTCAATACCGTAGAAATCAGTCCGCAGTTTGCACAGTCTGTGGTCACCACTGATCCAACCCAGATCAACGTCGTCACCCTAAGCGACGACCTATACGCTGCTGTGCAAGGCGCACCGCAGACGTTCAGCCTGACTGCAGCGCAGGGTGCAACGATCACGCTGCCAAATGGACAGGTTGTACAGAAAGCATTCCGTGGCATCGCCGCAGATCAGGCTGAGCGGTTCTCACAAGTTGTGCGGAATGGTTTACTGACAGGCGAACCAACACCTGCCATCGCCAAACGCCTGATCGGCAACCTACAGCTAGGCGAAGCTGGCAGTGTCAGGCAGCTAGCGCAGAAAGGCGGTGAGCTAACTCAAGCAACCGACAATCAGGTGATGACGCTAGTCCGTACCAGCGTCAATCAAGTAGCCAATGCCGCCAGTCAACAGGTCTATGAGGCTAACCAAGACATCACTCAAAAGTATCGCTATGTGGCAACACTGGACGCTCGCACCAGCAGCATTTGCCGTGCATTGGATGGTAGAGAGTTTGAATACGGCAAAGGTCCAACACCACCGCAGCACTTCAACTGCCGCAGCACCACGGTGCCAGTGATTGACTACAAGGCATTAGGTTTTACACCGCCGCCGCTTGGCAAACGCGCCAGCATGGACGGTCAGGTGCCTGCTGATCAAACCTACGGGCAGTGGCTAAACAAACAGGACGCTACCACCAAAGCAGAAGTACTCGGCAAGGAAAAAGTGCCCTACTTCAACATGCTTGTAGAGAAGTATGGAGCAAAGGATGCTATGGCAAAGCTAGTGCGCGACGATGGCAGCGAACTAACCTTGGATCAACTCAGGAGACGCTATGGAGCTACCTAGCCTTAGGCATTTCAGGAATGGAAGAATCTTCCATATCAAAAGCGATGTAGTAGAAGCATTGCACGGCGAGGCGTGGGTGCCAGCCGTCTACACCGACAAGGGCTGGGCAACAGCAGACGGCTCTACATTGTTGACAGGTATTGAGGAATGGCGTCATGCCACTGAAGCCGGGGAAGTCGCAGGCTGTAGTATCAGCCAACATCAAAACCGAGATAAAAAAAGGCAAGCCGCAAAAGCAAGCGGTGGCAATCGCCTTAGCAAAAGCAGGGAAAAGCCGCAAGCGCAAGCTGAAGGCTAAGTAGCATGGGAAATTAGCTGCCTCAAAGCAGATGCCTAAGTACACCGGACCAGCCAAACCTCAAAAGCCAATGTCCAAGAAGGGAGGCAAGAAAAAGTGAAGCGCGGTGACAGAGTGAGTTGGATGTACCAAGGCTCCCGCACCTTTGGCGTGGTTACTAGCATCGGCGGCGAACGCGCCACTATTGCGACACGCAGCGGTGGCAGTGTTACTCGTGTTGGCAGTCAGGACGATCCAATCGTTCGGATCAAATCTGAATCAACTGGTAACGCTGTCATTAAAAAACGTTCGGAGCTGAAGGCGGCACCCCGCAAATGATCACTTACCGTGGCGAGCAGTTTGACGGCTACAACAAGCCAAAACGGACGCCAAAGCATCCGAACAAATCCCATGCGGTGCTCGCCAAGGAAGGTGACAAAGTAAAACTGATCCGCTTCGGCCAGCAAGGTGTTAGCGGCAGCCCATCGCGCGAGGGTGAATCTGCTGCAGCAAAGGCGCGGCGTGCGTCGTTCAAGGCGCGTCATGCCAGCAATATCGCTAAGGGCAAGATGTCTGCTGCTTACTGGGCTGACAAGGAGAAGTGGTAGCTTCTTGGTAATGAATCCAGTCCTTTAGCTCTGCGACATAGCAAAGTGGTGGGCAGGTTGTCAGGCTCGCTCAGCTTGGTGATCTAGTGCTTGAAATCAAATCTGAATCAACCGGCAACAAGTAAAATCTATTTGAGTTTCCTTTGAGCAAATGGCACGCACTTATAAACGTGATTCTCGTGGTCGTTTCGCCGGAGGCGGTGGCGGCGGTGGTGGCAAAAAAGGCGGTAGAGGTGGTGGCAAAAAGGGTGGATCTACTCGTTCAGCTAATACAGCCCGAGCAAAAGAATTAAAAGGCAAAGGTACAACAGCGATTGGTGGTCGCGTTAAAACTAAAGGCTTTGCTGGTGGCAAAGGCGCTCAAGAGCGTGCTGGTGGTCTTCGTTCCAGTAATGTTCAAGGATTGAAAACAAAAGGTACTGGTACAGGCGCAGGTACTCGTGCTGGCATGAAGGCCAGTGCCGTTCAAGTTGGAAAAGCACGCTCTAAAGCTGCTTCTAAAGGCACCAAGAAAATGAGCAAAGCAGCCCCTAGCGCAGCGAAAACTCGCTTCAAAGAACTAAGCAGCCAGGCTCGTAAGTCCTCGCCATTGCGTAGTGCAGCAGAAAATCGTAAAGCTGCTGGCGCGAAGCGTAGCCTTGCAACGATGATTAAAAAGCGCGGGCGCTGATTAGTCAGTAAATTCATCCCACGTGCCTAAGTCTTCCATTATGACTTGGGCTATTTCGGTGATAAGCACAAGATCGCCATCGTCATCAATGGCAACGGCGATCACTTTTGATAAATGAAGATTGCCAACGGCACTATAAACTGCCGCTTTATTTCCGTCTTCATCAATATCAATGATTCGCCTTAAAGCTTGACGGATGCCGCGTGTACCAATCCCATCGTCGTCAGCCGCAATAATTTCCATTGGTTTTTCTGTTGGCTCAGGTATGATACGCCAGCAATTTAACCCTGCGGGTTATCCATGTCCGAAGAAAACCAAACCGTAGAGTCTGCGGCTCCTACGGTTGATGCCGATTCGTTGCAGCGCAGCGTCGAAGCACTGGAACGTAAAAACCAAGAACTGATCGCTGAACTGCGCCAAGCCAAGTCCAAAGCACCGAAGCTGCCGGATGGGGTAAACGTCGATGAACTACTGGAGTTCAAGCGCAACTACGAACAGCAGCAGCTCGAATCACAAGGCAAGTATCAAGAGGCCCGACAGGCTCTGGAGCAGCAGTTCCGTGAGGCGACGGCGGAGAAGGACAAGCGCATCTCAGAGCTTGAAGTCCGTGTCCGTGAACTTGAACTCCTTACACCTGCTGTCAGCGCCTTGGCTGACATCGTGCATGATCCTGACTTGGTGATGAAAACTAAGCTGTCACCGGACAAGATTGAACGCGAAGCAGACGGCACCGTCGTGGTAGTGGACGGCTACCAACGCACACCAGTGCAGGAGTGGGCAAAGCAACTGCCAGCTTGGATGCAGAAGCAACCCAAGCCACAAGGCAGCGGAGCACCCGTTGGTCGAAGCAGCGGTGAGATCCCAGCAGGCATCAAAAACCCGTTCGCTCCTGAGTCTTTCAACCTCAC